GTAAGCAAAAACTATGGGCAGTAATACTAAAAGAACGCAAAGAGATTTTTGATACATCAAGTATATTTTTTTCTAAAAGAAGTGCAGAATTTTGGAAAAAGGAAGAAATTGAAAAATATCCTGATGTTGAAAGAGGAACTTACAAAGTAGTAAGAATAGAGATTAACATAATTTAATATTTAATTAACTTACTAGAAGAAGAAACTTTATGGAAAAATATATACCATTACTATCGGTAGCTATAATTTGTATGGCTATACAGTGGCACGGACACTATCTCAAAGATGAGGTAAATATTTGGTTAGATTTTGTACCCTCATTGATATTATTTATTGCATTACTTTTAATCACTACTAAATCTTAAAATATATGCTAAACATAGAACTTAACAATACTGTTGATAATAAGTGGGAAGAAGAATTTGATAAGCAGTTTATGGAGTATGCTTTTGAAAATGAAAACATGATAATAGACAATGATACTGATGGAAATGATATTAAACAATTCATACACAAAGTTATCAAACAAAGGGAAGATGAACTAAAGAAGGAATTTAAGGGAATGATTCCAGAGAAGAAGAAATTATATGAAGCAAAGAATTTAACTGATGTAGCTTTTAATTGTGAAATAAAGGGTTTTAACGAGTGTAGAGAACATATTTTAAATAAACTAATTTAAATATATGAAAAAACTACTAATAATACCCATCATCTTACTTTTAGCTGGGTGTACTCAAGTAAAATTAACTGAAACAACAGATAAATACAATGTAACAGATGAATTATTAAATGAAGCAATAAATGAAATAAAAAAAGAGCCTGTAGTTTTATCTAAACCAAAAGAACCAATGTATTATGGTTATGAGAATGAAAAAGGAGTTATTGTTGCTTACGCAAATCATTTTGGAGAATTTTTTTACCTTGATGAAAATGGTGAATATATAAAAGTTATAGATGAAAAAACAAGAGATAAATATTTATATAATATAAATAAATAACATTTAACTTAACGCTATGCCACAAGTAATACCACCACCAATTAAAAAGAGAGATCATGAAATGGAATATATCTCTAATTTAAAACAAAACACTAAAGAACATACAGATTACTTTTCAAAATTAGATCAGCCACCAGAGAGATGGTATAAGAATGATTGGATGTTAGCTGTATTCTCTGTAATGTATATTGTGTGGTTTATAATTTATTTAATTTAATATTATGCTAGACCCATTACCAATTGGAGAAGAAGAACCAAAATTCCTTAAGTGTGAGAACTGTGGTATGGTATATAATGATGAAGATGAACTGCATGATTACAATAGTATTGAAGACAGTGGGCTATGTACTTTTTGTGTTAAATTGTAAATAAATAATATGAAAAAAACAGAAATAGAACAAAAAAATATTAATATGCTTATGTGTATGCTTATTAGAAAAATGCAAATTGCTGTTGATAAAATGTACCATCCTCCATTAATGGTAAAAGAAGAAAAACTTGAGAATGGAGAAACTTTACATCATTATAAATTGATTAAAAAAGATGAAAAAACCCCTAAGTTTATATTTTGTTGCAGTCCAAAACCAAATGTAAAAAAATTAGATGAAAAAACTAAAAAAGAAATAATACTTAATGCTAGACGACTTGGTGGCGGTAGTACTAATTATTTTATGGATAAAATATTTGAAGGTACTGATTTTAATTGGAGAGAAGAAATACTTAGAGATTTAAATAATAAATAACTATGCCCTACTTAGAAACAGATCTTACTTCGGACTTTTCAAAGTTCCAAAGGAAGAACAAGCGCGCATGCGAGATTGCTTTTACTTATAACATGGAGTTTAAAGTAAAGAAAATGGGGAAACGTTTGAACTTCAAGGGGGATTTCCAACCACAGCAAATACCAGAGCTATTAAAAGGTATTCATGGTTGCGTGTATTATAAGATGTCTGATATGAGCAGGGGAGCTAAACCTTTTGACGCAATGCAGACTTGTTATTGCCCGGGACTTATAGGAGTGCTATGGTACACCCCCCGCAAGCCAAAGATATTACTCTTGCTTGATGTTCAAGAAGTTGATAAACTTATGTTAAAAGGAGTTAAGAGCATCACAGAAAAGGAAGCTATAGAGATGGCAGTTTATCGATTTGATTTAAAGACTAAATAATAACTATGAAATATTTATCATTATTCTCGGGCATTGGAGGGTTCGAGTTAGGAATACAACAAGCGTATGAACAAAAATTACGAAATAATAATGGTGCATTATCGGGGAGAGATAAGAAGACACCATCAGACAGTCCCAACACTATCACAGGCAATGGGAATGGGTGGAGGAACAATTCCACTTGCATTGGTTACTCAGAAATCGACAAATATTCAATCCAAACCTATCAAAAACATTTTAACCACAAAAATTATGGAGACATTACAAAAATCAACGAAAAAGAATTACCAGACTTTGATCTCTTGGTTGGAGGGTTCCCATGTCAATCTTTTTCAATCGCTGGAAAACGCGGTGGATTTAACGACACAAGAGGTACGCTCTTCTTTGAAATCGCTCGGATTGTTAAACAAAAACAGCCACGCCTTTTACTTCTTGAAAATGTCAAAGGGCTTTTATCTCACGACAAAGGACAAACATTCTATACCATCATCTCCACGCTTGATGAACTGGGGTATGACTGTCAATGGCAAGTGCTTAACAGCAAAAATTTCGGCGTCCCACAAAATAGGGAACGAGTGTTCATTGTCGGACATCTTAGAGGAACACCCAGACCAGAAGTATTTCCTATCGGAGGAGGCACAAAAAAAGATATTGTCCAGCTTAATCACCCAACACACTCAAACAATAGGCTCTATGGAATAGAGGGGATAAGCCCTACTTTAAACACCGCACAAGGTGGTAATAGGCAACCAAAAATAGTTAAAGTAAGCGGTGATTTAGATAAAAGAAAAACTTATCTTGGTGATATAGCTTCAACTCTAGCAGCCAACCCAACAAGTGATAATACAGCCAGACTATTTGAAAATAATAAAATAAGAAGACTAACCCCAAAAGAATGTGAAAGACTACAAGGATTTCCGGAAGTAGAAAAGTGTGATATACTAGAAGTATGCAAAGAGAATCAAAAGAAAAATGTAAATGCGGAAAACCAAAATCACAAGTTGCAAAAACTTGTTGGGAGTGTAGAAAGAAAAGACTCACAAGAAAATGCAAAATATGTGGTAAAGTTTTTGAATACAAAAAATCAACAAATAAACAAACCTGTTCAACCGAATGTGCTTATAAGTTGCGTGGAAAACGGAGTAGAAATACACAGTCAAGGAAAATTACTCTTAAATGCCAAGAATGCGGAAAAGAAAAATTGGTGTCACCAGTATATAAAGATAGAAGATTTTGTTCAAATGCTTGTTGGCATAAATTTAATACTGGAAAAAATAACAGTAAATGGAGAGGTGGAATCACCTCAGAACGAGCAATGTTTGGCACTTCAAAAGAATGGAAAGAAGTTAGAAAAAAAGTTTGGAAACGAGATAATGCAACCTGTAGGAGATGTGGAGAAAGATTTAATCATACTCAAAGAACTTTTGAAGTCCATCACATTGTACCATTTAGGCATAGGAAATTTAGAACAAAAGTTAGCAACCTTATCCTCGTTTGTAATACGTGCCATAATTGGATACATTCCAATAGAAATAAAAAATCAAAATACCTTTACGATAATCATAAAAAGTAAAGTTGGTTGGACTTATGGATGTTCTGATTCTCAGAGGTATCGTCAATGTGGAAATGCAGTTACAGTAAATGTAATTCAAGCTATAATGGAAAGGTTGTTATATTAATATAACACCCAATATCGAGATCGTCTAATGGCAGGACACAGGGTTTTGGATCCTGTTATCTAGGTTCGAATCCTAGTCTCGGTGCTAAGTAGGCATAGTGTAATGGTAGCACGGCAGGATGTGGCCCTGTCAGACATAGTTCGAATCTATGTGCTTACTCAACCTCCAATCATACCACTAACAATTTACACCAACCTTAAAACGAAGCACAGAGCTTCGTTTTTAGTGTAAGGTTAGCTATTTATGAAGTAAGAACTAATAAACCAATAATCCAGTGTTCTGTAAAAAGTATCAAATAAATACCAAGTATTGTTTTCATATAATTATATTAAAATATAATCTCCCAACCTTTTACATCATACAATCTCTTCCTTTCAAAATATTGTCTCTTCAATATTGGATTTTCATTGTCGCAGAGATCATAAATCTTTGCATCAGTCTTCCCTGCAAAAAATCTAAGTATACGCCCAGCAATTTGAACAGTAAGCACATCTGATTTTAAATCACCTGCAATAATTAATCTATCAAGTTCTGGAATATCAAGTCCGGTTGAAAGTAATGAGAATGTACCAAGCAAAATATTAAATTTATATTTCCCAGCTCTCATACTGTTCAATATATCATTTCTATTTTTATCATCGCTATCTGCATAATACACATTGAAGTCTTTTAACTTCTCTTTTAATATTTCACAATGCTCACGTCTTTTTGTAAGTATTATAACTTTCTTCCCTGCCACTGCTTCACCAACTGCAATACCTTGAATCAAAGTATTACGGCTATCATTTGCCACCATTGTGTCTATCATTTCATGGTAGTTCGCTGATACTGGAATTTTAACACGAGTATAAATTACCTCAACTGTTGGTTTAATCATTGTTTCCTCATACTTTGAAATTATAGGCCCAAGATAGAAAAATATTACATCAGTTTTTCCATCATCTTTTGAACGATTTGGTGATCCTGATAATCCGTAAATATGTTTTGGGTTAAAACATTCTAAAGTTTTTATTCTAACTTTTGACACTATCCCATGGCACTCATCTATAATTAAAAGTCCTACTTGTGAGCTAATTCTTTTAGCCCAATAACAATCTTTACTTGCTAGACTTTGCCACGTAGCTACAATAACATCATTATTAATATCTTTGTGATCTTTATCAATTATACCAACATCATATTTAAACCATTTTTTATACTCCAATTTAAATTGAGAAGCAATAACTGTTGTTGGACAAATTATAAGAGTTTTAAGTCCAAGCCGACGTGACACTTCGCAAGATACTATAGTTTTTCCTGCGCCAGTTCCTGCATAAACTACACCTAGCTCTGCTTTTATTGTGTCGGCCACTATCTTATTTTGGTGTTTATATTCATTCTCCATTGGTATAGGCATCCAGTCGTTGAAGTCTGCTTTAGGCTCATTTAAATTACTTTCAACTTCATATTCTATTTCATTCTTATCTAAATAAGCTGTAAACCTACCACAAAATGCACGTGGTAATATTAAATCTCCACTCTTTTTATCTTCTTTGAAATACTTAAACAACCTTTGAGCCGCCCAAGCATTTCCTGTAATTCTTACCACCCTTGCATAAGCGGGGTTTTTGATAGTCAAAGCTTTCTTTGCCACCCCGAGGGTTTTTGTATCACAATTTGATATGATTAAAATGTTACTCTTTTTGATTGTTATCATCTTGATTCTACTAAAAAGATTTAATTTTATTAGTTACCTCGGCTAAAAGAATAGTAGCATCACCCAAAAACTCTATTGCATCAGCAGATTCTACCAGTGGCATATCTACATTTAATAAATCATCAGCATATAATTCCAATTTCTCCTTGTCAGGTAATAACTCCAATCTTTTTGCTTCCTTTGCTTCTTCACGTTTTCTTTCATCCTCTACAAATTTAGCTAAACGTTCTTGTTCAAGTTTTGCCTCTTCTTTCTCTTTAGCTGCTTTCTCCTCCATAGCAATTCTAGCATTTTCTTCATATTCTAACCTTTCTCTGTCTGCTTCAATTTTTCTTTTTTCTACTGCAACCTCATCACGTTCTGCTTGTAATTTTGCTTCATCAATATCTCTCTTTAACTTTATTTCTAGTTCATCTGCATCACGTTTTTCTTGAGCTTCTTCTTCTAAAGCTACTCTATCATCCTCAAGCTTCTCTGCAACACGAGAATTGTAATAAGCTTCAAATTCATTACTGTCCATCTTCATTAAATCCTCATCACACAAATTATCTTCTCCATCACCAATCGCAGCCAGTCTTTCCATTCTTTTAGGAAGCTTTGCCCTTTGCTCTTTTTCAACTGCAATTTCCTTAGCTTCATCTTCTAACTCTTTAAGCCTTGCAGTTTCAGGTCTAACAACATCTAACAATTCATTCTCTTTTTCTTTTTCAAGTTTATTAGCTTTGTTAAAAATATCACGATAACCTTTACCTGCTTTTTCTATTTCAATTTCATATCCACGAAGTTCTAACCTTGTTTTTTTAACAAGTTCAAGTTGTACTTTGTCTTCTAAATTTGATGCAGTAATTGATTTTGTTTTATCTACAATTTTCTGCAACTCTTCTTTTGTCACATCGAACTTTGTCATCTCGGTCACTTGGCTCTCTAGATTTTGTATTGTTAATTGTTCGTTCATATTATATTAAATTTAAGTAAATTAAAGTAAATATTGTCGAAGTAATACAACCAGCAAAAAAACCATATTTTAGATTATTACTTGCACTTTTTTTCCACAATTTTTCCATTATATCCATTGTTACTGGATCTTGTTGTTTTAATTTTTCTAGTTTATGGTTAAAATTTCCCATACCATTACATTATTATAGCCTTCCACTCCAACAAATCTTTGCGAAATGATACGAGTGTTTCGGTGGCTTTATTAATTTTGTCTTGTAATATTTCATTATCCCTATCAAGAACAACAATATCAAGTTTGTTCTTTTGATCTTTAAACCTGTCATCAAATATACAAAAGTTTAATTTCTTTAAATCAGGATTAACAATAAAGTAATGTACACACTGCCAAATGTATTCAGGTGGTACACCTAATATTGTTTGTTTTGAAGCAGGTAGCTTAGTTTCTTTTTTATCAATCATTTTCGCTAGCCTATTGAATACTGCTGTTTTTGTGTCTGGGCTTTTTACTTCAAATGCTTCAGTATAAACCTGTTTTTGAGTTATACCTGACACTGTTGTCTCAATCAATCCATCGGGTGATAGTGCTAACCATGGATATTCTTCACTAATACAAAGCCCATGAGTTGAAACTTTTTTACCAGTCATCTCTTCAAATAATGCAATTGCTTCTGGCTCTTTGTCATTCCCTCTTGCCATTGCACGTGATTTTGGTGGTCCGGCTACTTCTTCCCCACCTTCGAAATCATCCTTAACACCATTTTCTTCTGCAAGGAGTTTTTGTTGTAGTTCTTTAAATTCCACATCACTGTATGCGTATTCCTCTGCAATAAGTTCGGCAATAAGCCCTACTCTTGCAGCTGGGGTACCCATAACTTCTTTTAGCTTTGTACCAGTTATTTTTCCCCTTCGCTCGGCTAACCATTCTGGTGTGCCTTGTTCTAGTTTACTTATATTCATATATTGAATTATTTATTTTAAAAAGGTTTTTCTAATTTACTACTGTCCATATAAGGTATTTTGTTTTTCCTGCACCACGTGCATCTTCTCATCTTGTAGTACGTTGGTATAAATATTTCCCCACAAGCATCACAACGCTTAGGTGGAAGTTCTATTCCACTGTAGTCAGGTTTTACTTCTTTTCCATTGTCCCAGTTGTCTGACATATATTTCTTTTTACCCATCAGGGGTATCTTGCAAATACCCCTGACTAATTAATATTTACATTTCGTCTTCTGCTTGTTCCATTGGAGTTTTTTTAACTTCTTCTCCGCCGTCCATTTCATCATAATTTGGATCCATTCCAAAAGTTATTACTTTTAGATTCTTAACTTTGTGAAAACCTTTTTTGGGAGCATCACCCTCACTATCAAATTTGATACCAATTACTTCACCAATCTTACAATTTTTAAGACGAGCAATTGTTCCAACTTTTGATTCTGAAACACCAACAAACCATAGATTACCATCTGCAAGTTTAAGTGTAGTGATTAACTGTGGTCCAAATGCACCATCACCTTCTTTTCTGTCTTGAGATATTTTTGTACCTTTAATTTTGTCACCTACTTTTTCGAATTTGAACCAGTTAGATTCAACTTCTTTTCCGTCTCCCCAATCATCTTTTTGTTCTACCATATATTTTATTTTATATTTTAATTAATTTAGTTATAACTTGGTAATAAATACCATCAATTTGAATTTTGGAAGAAGTTATTACATGATCATTATTCCATTTTTCAAGTGCGTCTTTCAACTTATTATAACTTAACTCTCTGTACCTTTTTCGACCTTTAAGTTTTGCGTTATACCTCTGGGAACTCCGAATTCCTAACCTAGCTAATTCTCGGTAAAACATCATAGGTTCAAATTTTTCTAATTTATTTTGGCTACAGTAATCTATGTAGTAATCATATATGTTAAACTGTTCATCTTCATCTACTTTATGACCATTTTGCAATCTTAAATAAACATAGTTTAAATAATTCAAAACTGTATTTTCCATCGGTTTATAATTAGCCATATATTTATGTTAATGATTTAATTGCTGTGATAAAATCACAATTATTTATTTCTTGATATAAATCTATAGCATCACCATGCCAACCACATCCAAAACAATGCCCTTTGTTATCTTTTTTAAACCAACAGAATGATGCTGTTTTGTCGTGGTGTGAATCTATAGGGCATATGTAAAACTCCCTACCAGAGCTTCTAAATTTAGGCTCTCCTTCCATTAAATCTCCAATAGGATATTGCTTAGCTCCTTCTATATCAAGTTCTGCATAATTTTCTATCCTTTTTCCTTTAATTATATCTAGCTTTATTCCAAAATTTCTTTTCTTTTTTTCTAAACCAATCTTTTCATTCTCTGCTTTCTCAATCATATTTTTTAAAAAATACTTTTCAAATTCATTGTATTTTTCATTATGCAATTCTTTGTATAAATTATTTATTTTAGATCTAGAATGTAATATGTCATATTCTAATTCTTTTATTTTATCTCTCATCACTCCCATAATAGCTTTATCACCTACCCAATTATTTTTCCATTCTTTAAACTGTTCTCTACAGCTTTTTTTCCATTCATCCTTCAACTCATTATTATGGTCTTCCATTTGATAACCAATACTATCATCTTCTCTTATATATCTATCATCTTCCAGTAACATAATTTTTTCTTGTTCTTCCGTTGGGAGGTTGACCCATTTATAATTTTCAATTTCTTTATTGACTTTAAAATGTAATATTATATTTCTTATACTCATACTAATATTTTATTCTTTCTAGTAAATTTGGTTCCATTAAAACTTTGCGCCTTACCCTTTTCCCTTCAGCTGTCATGTGGTCACTATTCTTACCAAGTGTTGTTTTAAGATCAGTAAGAGTTTCAATATCTTTTATAAACACATAATAACTTTGTTTCTTTTTACCTTTTACTTCAGCCCATATTTTATAATCTTCGTATAGCTCTATATTTGATACAAAACTATTTTCATCTTTCTCATAATTTTCATTAAAGAATAACACTGATGCAGATATATTTTGTTGAAATTCTTGTGCTGTTATATCTGTTTGTGCTGTTTTAGTAAATTTAAATTTATTTTCTTTTAATCTTTTTGCTCCAACCAAAGCCCAAAGTATTATACCGCCCAACTCATTCATTAATTTTTGTGTTAGTTTAGTATCTCTTTCGTAAGCTTTAAAATATCTATTAAAAGGTATAATTATAATTCTTTCTGTCAAAGCTTTGTTATACCCAGAAAAAGCAGGCATATCATTTGTTGAGAATAAATAATTAACTGTTGGTTTCCACATAAATCTTGAACCATATATTCTTCTTACAGATATGTGATCACCACCTACCATTGCTTTGAACTTATCTGATTTTACAAATTTACTTTCGTCTTCAGAGCAGATATTCATTTTTTTACCAACTAAACCTGCTACTGCGAATTGGTCTGTTGTCATAGTTTCAACTGACATTGCTTCACAATGTTCTTCACCAATCATAGTTCTCATTAAATCAAGTAACACTGATTTACCATTACGACCCTTACCCGTACAGAAAAATACAACGTGCGCTTCAGTGGTATTAAGCAAATAATATCCCATCATTTCTTGTATTAAATCCTGTAATTTTTTATCAGGTTCCATGTCTTCTGTAACAATAACTTCATCTAAAAATTGTAGCCATCTTTCTATTTTTGTTTCATCATATTCTCCAAATTTTTCAGCGTCGCAATCAACCCAATGAAAGCAAGATTTTGATTGTGCATTATCCTCTATCTTTAATGTATTAACATTTACACATTTTAAATTATTAATTGCTAAATAATTAAAATCCATATCCGGTATTATATTATATAGTGTATATTTCAATTGACCAATAAAATCTTTCACCATAAATACAGACATATTTTTACTGGTGTTGTTGGAAATAAATCTATAGATGTTTTTTTCTAAATCATATAGACTTAAAAGTTTATAATACCCTTTTGTATTATCATACAAAAAGAATAAATCTATTTTAGAAACATAAAGTATACTTTGCGCAATATCTTCTTTTTGGCAAAACAATTCTACGAGTTCTTGGGTGGTAATTTTTGAGCTACTTTTTATCATAATACAATTAATTAAAAGACCCTCTCGCCTTAAGTCTAGTTTCCACAAGACTATGGAAAATAAAAAACACAGTTAAAACTGGTTTCAAATAATCCCGAAAGGGCCTTTTGTTTAATTGTATTACATTCAAAAACATAGTGGAAACTTTATTTTTTAAGGTAACTATAGCTTATCAGATTTTTATACAGTTGTCAATAGCACACTTATACACAGTTAGATTATAATATGTATTTGACTTATAATATAGTTTGTGCTATACTTTATAATAATAATATAACATAAAAATAAAATATGCCAAAAATAGACATTCGAGAGTATATGAATAAACATAAAATAAATGTTTATCAATTAAACAAAATGTTAGGTAACCGTAATGGTAGCTATACTTTTATTTCACAAAAGTTAAAAGGTGACAAAACTGTAAGGTATGACAAAGTACAAGAGATTTGTGATATTCTAACAAAAAAGACAGGTGACCCTATTACACCTCAAGATGTTATTACAGAAGTAGTTGTTGTTAAGTTGTAAGAAAATGGAGCTAATAGCTCTATTTTCTATTTAGTAAAAATGTAATTTGGTTTTTAACTTCATCAGATATAACCTTCTTTTCACGAAGGTTTTTATAATATGCGATTTTTTCTTCTCTATTATTAAGGCTGTTTAATTTTTCTGCTAAAAATTTCGCACGCTCTCCATTCTTTACACCTAGTTGTTTAATTTTCTTTTCTGTATAATTTAAACCATTTTGTGTGTCCTTCCCATATTCAACAACTTTATCATGCAACGCTTTATTTTCAACTTTCATTGTTTTCATTTCTTTTATAGCTTGCTCTCTTGGTAATCTAGTAAGATATTCATAAGATGTTTCAGCATCCTTATTTAAATAAAAACTTTCTTTTGATTGTTTTTTAAGCATACTTTGTATATTTTGTATATCTTTGCTTTCAGCACCAACAATCTCTCCAGATTTTTTACGCAAAAATCTACTTATAAAAGGTAACTCTTTTACAGCGGGTTTTTCTCCTTTACCAACAGCAGTTATCGTATTAATCATTTTAGATACGAATCTACCAGCTCCACCAATATATTGTTGATAAGCATAATTCATATTAGCAGGGGAAACTTCAATACCTTTTTCCGATAATTTTTCAGATATTTTTATAAAAGATTTTCCTGTTGAACTTTCTTCTAAACTATCAAAATATTTTATAGAATCAGGCGCATTTTGATCCCAGTCAGGTCTTATTTTTCCTCCCGTCCAAGATAGATTACGTGCCACATCTACAGGTAAATCAAGTATAGTAGGTATCGCAGCTGAAAGTGAATCTGTACCACCAACTGGGTTATACGCTTCAAGTACGGCTGCTACAACACCATCAGCAGCATCTTTAAAGTCAACATTTTCTCCACCAGCAATATCAGTTGCATAATCAGTCATAACTTTTAAAGGCTTTAAACCCCAAGAAACAGGAATATTTAAATACCAAAAATCTTTTTCATCCCCTTCTAAGAATCCGGGCTTTGGCATAACAACCGTAAGGTTTGCTGTCCTATCCCATTTACTTACTTTATCTCGCCATTCTGGGTCCATAAAGTCATTCCATTCATTTGTAGCAGTTATACTCCCAACCATTGCAGTCGTTACTGATGCGGCTACTTTAGGATTTTTCATAGCACGAAGCATTTTAACAGAACCTTGTATAGAAGCATTTGAAAACATGTAAAGAGCGTTAACAAGAGGCCCCCCTGTACCCATTTTATTAAAGTTGATAGATGCTTCTTTCGCAAGTACAGCTGCTCTTTGACGACTTGCTCCAAGCTCTAGAGATGTTTTGTAAATTGTTAATCTAGTAGAATCTTCAAATAATGTATTCCATTTATCTACATACTCTACTATACCTCGAGCTGCTTTTCTTGGTTTACTTCTGTTTATTTTTTGTATCTTTTCATAATCCATATCCAACTGTTTGCGAGTTGAAAGTGACATACCACCAGTCGTACCACCATCTTCAATCATTTGTTTATATAGTTTTGATCCTTCTGTATCTTTTCCTCTCATGAAATTTACTATATCTCTCAAGCTCTCTTGTTTTATTTCTTTTTTAGCAGCGTTAACCACACCTTTTGCTCCTATCTCTTTTTTACTTGCAGCATAAATAAGTGATTCCTGTAAATCTCTGATTTTATTTGGGAAGGCAAATTCAGGGTTAAATCTAGTCATTAAACCTGAATATAGTCTAGTAAAACTACCTATATATTTCATTGGGCCATCTAGCTTTGTACGATTAATTCCTCTTAAAGCCATTGCTAAAGGCTGATCATTTATCTTAATTAATACTGGTTTACCAGCTTCTCTCATTTGTAGTACTGTGGGGTCGGTAACTCTTTCAAATATTGGTGAGCCGTCCTCTCTTGTACCAATTTTTTTCGGCTTGATTTCTTCAAATAAATCATCAAAGTATTTTTTATTATCTCTCACTAATTTTAAAGTAGATAAATCAACTGTATTTTTTTCAGCACGAGTTATAGCTTGTCTTTGGTTCGCTAATATATTTTTAACAATATCATCCACTTCTCTCTGACTACCCTTTGCAGTTTTAAGGCCAGTTCCTTTTACATCTAAACCACGACCGCCTAAAACATCTACAATATTTTCGCTCTCTGCGAATATACGTTGAAGAGGTACATGATTTGCATATTTATTACGAAGTGTATTATAAAATTTACGATCTATAACTTGCGAATCAAGCAAAATATCAAGTGTTTCTTTATTAACATTTAATAAATTATCAGCTGCTTTTTTAATTTCTCCATAATATTCTTTACCTTCTATATTTTTAAGTATAGCCTTTGCTTCATTGTCAGTTATCCCAGCTGCCTTTTCTCCCAAACTAGCATTTCGTTCAGGTGCATGTTTAGCAAGTAAGTAATCATTAATATCTTTGCGGATAATTTTATCATCTATTTTTAAATCGTCGCCAAGTTTTAATAAATCATTGTCAATTGTTTTTGCCATTGTGTCTAAATTTTCCATACGTGAACTAACCCTCCCATGCATTAATATCTCTTTTTCATAAGGGTTAGATAAGTCATCCACTTTTACATTTGGATCTTCAACTATTCTCCTTACTCTTTCCCAATCATCAACTAATGTTTCTCTAGTCTTAATCCAAGCGTTCTCTGCCTTGTTCCTAAACTCCTTATAATAACCATTTTTAGTAGCGTTTATAGTGGTTGGACCTCCTAATTCTACTTCAGCTTTTGGTAATGCTCTTGCCATTTCTGGTGTATCATAGTATGATTGAGTATATGAAGAAACCAACTTATTATCACTCGGATTCACATTTCCAGACTCCAAAACATCTGAAATCAATTTTTTTCTTGGCGCTTCTATGCGCTCTGTTTTTGTTGGGAGTATATTGCGGTCAGGAAGGGATGAAATCTCATCCTGAACGACCGGAGTATCAATCTTGGGACGGGATAGAGTAGGGTCTTCTCTGTGTTCTTTAATAAAATACAAAACTGAATCAGTTTCTATTTCACCTTTATTATTATATGTCGCTAATTCAAGAGCATCACTTATCTCATTTTGTTTTACACCTTGTACCTTTAATCTTTTAGTAATATCTTCTTCAGGAAAATAACCTTGAGGAAGCTTAAGTGAATCTACTGCTTCTTTAGCAAGGTCATCAGTTTTAGATACAGGTTTAGTTGGTATCTTAGTTTTAGGTTCTAATTTACCATCAAGAAACAAACCTTTTACTATGTTCTTCTTTGTATCATCTAACTCTAAATATTTTGATGAAAAAGATTCCACAGACTCATCAATTAGTCCTCCATCATCTTTTAACATTTTTCTTCTTGCACTATCTGATAGATTATCATATATATTAGAAACACTAGAGTCATCCATTTTAGATATTTTATTACCACGAATAAAATTATCATATTTGTCAATACTAATATCTTCTATTTTTTTTATAGCGTCACCTATCTTTTTTTGTTTTGAAAGTATTAAATGTTCTCCACTTTCATCATATATTTCATATCCTTTAGTTGTTTTTTTATATGATATTGTTACACCATTATTTAGATTCTTTGTTATGGTGTTCGCAGGTGCTTTTGGCTTATAAGTTGACTCACCACCTTCTGCTAATTTTTTATAATTTTCTTTAAATGTATCTACTCCAGTACGTTCTATTTGATTTTTAAAAGTTTTTATGGCATCTTCTTTTGTGTAATTTGAAAATTTAGAATTATAACTACCTAAATATTTACCAGTATAATGTTCATACAAAGTAATACTACCATCAGCTTCTTTAATTTCTACACCAACAGCATTATAAGGAAGTTCCACACGTTCTCCAACCTTTTTATTTTTAGCTCCTTGTGGTACAACTGTCAATTTGCCAGCTTCTTTAGTAGCCTTTGTAGTTTTTTTTGCTTCTGCAATTTTCTTAATCAGTATTTCAGCGACATCATCTGTTTTAGTGCTTATTATATCTGGTGCAAAATGCCTAGCTAAATCATCAGTTACGCCCATTTTAAGAAGCATATTAACAGCATCATCTATTTTACTTATCCCTTTGAAAGCTTCTACTGTCGCTTTTTTTGTACCACCAATTGGCATCAAGTCCAAACCAACACTTCCAACTACACCTATAAAAGCTATTTCTTCTGGATGTGCAATAGCTACTTGGCCCATTGTTTTAGTCGGATTTTTCTCTCCCCACTCTTTAACTTTAAGTTCTGATTCAGCTATCCTTAATTCTACTGATTTAACTGGTTCATCTTTAAATATCCATTTTAAACTATCAGGTACCTCAACTTCAGTTATATTTGGCACATCTGAATCTGGACCAGCATCAACCTTAGCAAGAGCATTACCAAGGGTAACACCAGCACTACCAATATTCCTAGACGTTTCTTGAGCTAGGTTTTTTAAAATACCTTTTTCTGTAGCGTATCTTAATAATTGTTGTTTTCTTCCAACGGGAGTGAGTAGTGAAGCGATTGAAAAAGCAGTTTTAACAGGTTTTTTAATAGGTTCTGCTACCACTTCATTGTCACTTACTTCTTCTCCTCTCTTATAAAAGTCGAATAAAGTATCAAAAGAAAAAGGACTTCTATTAGGTTCTTTAATAGTTTCTTTAACAGGCCCTTTTTGCTCTATCCTGTTTTTTGATATTTTACCTTTAGTTGGGATTATATTTACCGGAGTGGTTTCTTTTACTAATTTATTTTCTTTTTCTTTTTCTTTTTCTTTTTCTTTTTCTATTCTTCTTTTAAGGTAAGAGCTAGTTTCAGTCGCTTCACCACCTGTACCACGCCTAATACTCTCAAGGCTTTCTTGGAGCTTATCTGTAATTGAACTGAATAGTGACATATTTTTTATTTTATTTTACTAGCCTTCTGGGAACATTGCATTGTAATCTTCTCCCCCTCCCCCGCTATCACTTATAGCCTGTGTTTTAGATTGGAAATATTTTTTAGCAGTAGGATCAGATGGATTTAAATATACATTAGCAGGTACTCTATTTACAAAGTCTTTTAAAACTTTAGCACCAGATAAAGAATACTTCTCATATAGTTTAGCATATTCTTCAGTATTAATATAGCCATCTTCTCCACGAGTGTTTATTAATGATTGAATATCTTGTGTTATCCCAGTTCCATAATCTGTACTGTTTTTTACTTTGGTCATTACACCACTAGAATACGACATTATTTCTTTTGAAATTGGATCAAACTCAACAATCATTACTTCTCCAGATGGAGATATTTCTTTATATACATGTGATTTTTCATCACGTTTCAACCCTTCGTAAGTATTATCACCAAGTTTAATTTTTTCTCCGATTGGAACTTTATCAAGTAAAGAATATACATCTTTAAGTAAACCAACTTCATCCTCTAAATTTTCCATATCACTCATTTTTTGATTTGTGTCATATAATTTTTGAGCGTAACCATCACCATATATTGAATCAATACCTTCTATCATTTCATCTGTAAGGGGTGAATTTGTTTCAGATAAAGCAGTTACTTTATCAATACCATAATCTGTTCTAACTTGTTCTTCTTTCCTATAACTAGCAATAAGCTCAACTTTACTGTCAGCCAAGTCAATTGCCTTTTGGTTAGCGTCTTGTGCTAATTTAAACAACTCTTGTGCTGCTTGGTTATCTTCTCTTTTACCAGTTCTGATTGCTTCTTCTGCTTTTTCTTTTGCAAGTTCAATTGCTCTATTCTTTTGAGCGTGAAGATTTTGGATATTCCTATCATAATCCATTTCAATTTCTTTTAATTTACCACCGGCACCTCTGAAATCTCCACCTTCAGTTGGAAGTACCGCAGCTTTACCAGCAATTTGTGTGTTCATAAAACCACCACGCTCACCACCACTTATATCAGCGACTGGTTGACCACGTCTTTGAGCTTCTTGTGCTTCCTGAATAGATTGGTCATATTGTGCGCCTGCTCTTACACCTTCTTTTTCTATGTTAGCTAATTGGTCAGCTGTAAGCTCTGCATTTGGGTCCTGATAGCCTATAGCAGTCCTAATATCATCAATAGTAGTTTGAACATCTAAATTACCAATGTCTGCCATGAGGCCTGTTGTGTCAGTTCTGACAGCATTTACATCCTTGCGCACGTTTTCAGAACCACTCACAATGTTATTTGATGATGTTGTTCTGAATTTATCAGTAAGTGGAGTAGGATTAACAGGACCTTTATCAGCTTCCAAAGCTTTTAAAGCAGTACCTTCATCGAAACCTTTTCCTATCATATCATCATAAGCTGCTTTTGCTCTAAAAGGATCTTTAAATTGTTCAAAATTTGCCATATTATTAATTATTTATTTGAATTGTTTATATAATATTCTTTTCTCTGGTTGTGTAGCTTCTCTAACTTTAAAGCCAAAGGCAGTTATCTCCCAAGTTTGACCATCTGAATCAGAGCCAAATTCTATTTGAGCATTGTAAAAAGGTAATGCTCTAAAATCTTTTGATAAATAAACTCTGAATTTCTTTTTATTAACTTCACTACTTGATCCAAACTTTTCAAAACCAAAAGGGTGTAGCCCAAAAATATTATAAGGAATTGCATTAAAGATATAATCTGTATCAGTTGCACCATCTATTGTAGTTGAATATTGCTCTGTGTAACCATCATCATCAAGTAAAAGTGATATAGTAAGTTCTGTGTTATCAGTAATATATCCTTCGATATAAACTGAATCCATTTCTTTCATATTGCTAAATGGGATTCCAGTATCAGAGAATGTAAATTGTTTTGATCTCCATGAAGAAGTAAATGCAAAATCACTATCAACCGGCTCATCAATTACTTTGTAAACATTTGCCACTGTTGCATCAGCAAAATATAATGCTTCTCCGTCTCCATCATCATATATAGTGAAGTCATTAGCTGACCAACCTATGATTGGACTTTCCCAAGCTTTAATAATTGCATTATAAACTAAAACTGTATCTGGTTTAGTTATATCGTCTGACGAACGCACTGACATGTAAGCTGATTCTTTCCAGAATATACCAGCTCCACTGTCAAAGTTTATAACATCAGCAGTCGGTTGTATTGGGTATGATATTGGAGTAATTTGAGGGTAATCAACTTCAGCTAACCTTGATAAATTCATTATTTGATTATCAGGTGTCACAAAATACATTCCGTTAGATCCTGTAAATATCATTTTATTGTTGATATTTCCTGTAGTTTGAGATTTGCCATCAAAAGGTTTAAGTGGGGTTATTGTATATAAGCCATCCCCATCTAGTTTTGCTTTGTAAGTTATATTTCTTTTAAACATGTAAGTAGCACCCTCATCTTGGGCCATACCTGTTACTGCTCCGCCACCTTCACCTAGGTTAAATATCCCAGCGTCTGATGCAGTTGATTCATTTATAAGTGTTGTTAAATATATTGTAGCGTCTCCATATTTTGAAAAATATACTGCTTGAGGAGTTGAAGTTATACCTGCAATTAATATCCTATTATTTGCTACTAAATATATGTTACCCTTTGGATTACTAGGATATTCTTTTATTGCTTGAGTTACGCTACGATTTACAGCACATCCGACTGTTGATGTTCCAACTGTGAATGTCGTAGCTGTTTTTGCAGTATAAACTAAATCAGTATCACAATATCTAAGTGTTCCTGTCGTGAAGAATCCTGTTGTGTCTGCTACATTTATTGTAGTTGTACCAATTACTACCGCTTCTGATAAAAGGCTGTGAGCGCCATTCCAGCGAGCAAATTCATCATAAGCATTGCCGAAGTACACATAACTTTTTAAATCTGTATTTATATTGTAGTCAGCAAAGTCATAAGCTTTATTGTCAGTTGATGTAGTCCTTAAACTTTCCCAAAGATCATTTTCTTCTTCAAAGTATTCAAGGTAAGTACCACGACTTCTAAGCATAACGTTTTCACCACTTCTTTTTCTAAATGTATGTAGTGAAGTGACTGCGTCTTCTGTAGTAGTTGAAGTACCTTTTATTTCATAACCAAAGTCACGTGCTGAAATTCTATCGCCATCATTGATAAGTGTATTTTGTCCATTTGGATTTGCACCTTGTGGTAATTTACTAGAATCTTGCTTTGTTTGATAGCCTGAAAAACTGTTGACGATGTACCACTTTGAATCTGGAAAGTTTGCTCCAAGCATTATATTTTCTGCTTCTACAACAGGAGCGTTGTTTATCTGATTTTCTGTATATTCTTTATTTATGTGTGGAACTGTAAAAATTGAAGATAACAAAACACTAAATGCAGCTATTATTAGTTTTGTTTTTTCAAATTTTATCATATTAATATCTATTATCTTCGCTGAATGATCTTGATGTTGAACCCATTTGTGATGGGAATCTCCATCTGTGAGTAGTAATTAATTGTTCTAAACTAGGATAATTTGATTTTAGTGCATCCCAAGCCATATCTCTTTTTTCTAAAATTTTTGGGTAAACTTTACTATTCTCTAAATCAGCAATTGTTGAAGTCATTGCGTCATACATTATAATATCTGCAAATTCTTTCGGACCTATAAGTTCTGAATCAGTTGAATATATTTCACTAACATTCATGAAAAATTGTTGATCTGCAACTGACGATGAAATTGTTTTAATTTGAAAATTTGAGTAGTACCAATAATCCATTAATCTCCATTGCTTATATGAAACTTCATCTATGTAATATAAACCACTTGCAGCTCCATTTAATTGCATTGCATAATAATCAAACAAAGTTGAAGTATCAACTGTGCCAGTTGTGCCATCAGGTGCATTTAAATCAATTGCTATATAATTAAAATCATTTGCTTTAAATGCTTGGCCAGAGAATTGTATTGTAATAGTTTTATAAAGATAATTTGAGCTATCGGCACCAAAACGTAGAGTTATTGAAGTTGGAGCGGTTGATAAAAATACTCTATAAAATACATAATTTCTTTTGTAAACTGTATCTGTAAAAGCTGTGAATGATTTTTCAAGCAAACCTGTGCCGGTTGAATTTACTACTGTTAAACGAAGTGAACCATTACCTGTTTTATAAATCACATTGTCAATTGCTTTTGCTGTGATATCACCGGAGATTGTATATCCTGAATCTAGTTCACAAGTATCGATAATCCTGTTATTGCCACCTATATTTTTATTTCTTATACCAAGAAACTTTGTAGCTTGGTCCCAGATTTCTGCAACTGATGACCTGTTGTTTGGGTCTTCGTAAAATTCTTTTATAGAAGTGTAATATGGTTTTGGCTTGTCAGCGTAATTTTCTTCTTGCCCTTCAAGTATTGCAAGTTTTAAATGGTCAGATGCTGTAGGATATTCTAAAACTTCATCAAAAACACGCAGTGTAGTCTTTTTTAATGTCCAAGGAAGTTGGTGTGTTCTCATTAGGTTACGCAAAGCTTCATCTAAATCATATACTAAGAACTGTTCTTCAGTATTCCTGTAGATTGCTTGCCATCTATTCATTCTATTTAGTAAGGTTGATAACAATGTTGTTTGCATATTGTTTTATATTAAATTTCTTTATAGTCCCCACCTCGTAAGATGAGGATTAAAAGTGTTTAATTATTTATACTCGGCTACTAAATAATGATTTAGGTCTGTTACTCCTTGTACGCCACCAGCACCACCAGTTCCAGCTGTTCCGCCATTTCTACCACCACCGCCTGAACCACCTGATGCACCTTCAGCTCCAACTGAAGCTGTACCTGCTGTACCATTAGAATTGTCTAAAGCTCCAACTACACCAGCTTTACCAGCTAAACTATATGAACCACCACCAGCTCCTGAACCAGCTGAAGCACAAGTAGGTCCTCCATCACCACCATTTGCGTCACCACCATCTCCTCCTGCTCCACCTCTTGCATTAATTGTACCAATATTAGCAGTTAAAGTATTATATAAAACAAGTGCCATTCCAGCTGAACCACCACCACCGCCTGAACCGCCTGTTGTTGAACCACCGCCATTTCCACCAGTTCCACCATCTACGCTAATCATTCCAGTAAAATTTAAAGCTCCTGCACATTCTATTATTATTGCACCACCACCAGTTCCACCAATTCCTGGAGTGCCTGGACCAACAAATCCTACACCACCTGCTCCACCACTAGAACCAGTAGCTACTACTAAATATTTTTTGTATAAGTTACTTGCGTTTGGTGTTACATAGTGAAATAAATTACTAAATATTGCTCCTCCAGTTCCACCTATACCTGCTGTACTTCCAGAAGCATTCCCACCAACTCCACCAATATGAGAAGAATCATCCATTACTGAATAACCTGTAACACCTGTTGTTGCACCTAATCCAGTTAAGTCAATTCCGCCTGCTATTGTACAATCTCCTTGTGATTTCATTATAAATATTGTACCAGAAGCGTGAGTATTTGAAAGTGTTGAAGTAGCACCTGCATCAATATTTATAGAAGTGTAATACTTCGTTACTACATTACTACCACTAGCATCAATTGTTGTAGTACCTGTTGTTAAATTTAAAGCTCCATCAGAACCATCTCCACCAAAATCATTTTTATATTTAGGTAACCCTACTATATCACTTGTAAATGTTGTTGTGGCACTAAAAGTATGTTCTCCTGTCCAATCAAAGTTTTTGTCTCTACTCATACCAATACCATCTGTTTCAGAATAGAGTGTTTTACCAAATTCTGGGGTTTTAACTCTACCAATACCTAAACCTATCTTTATAAAACCAAAAACTCCACCATTAGTAGCATTCATCTCATCTAAAACTCCTAAAATAGCAATAGGAACAGTAGATGTAATTTCTGCTTGATACAATGTAATATAATCTTGGAATGTTTCAGTAAAAGTAGTAGTTACATAAGTATCTATTGGCATAGTTAAAGTACCAGTAGCAGTCCAATCATTGTGATTTACATCTACTATAATTGAATCAAAGGTTATTTTTTGATAAATACCTTGTCCATCAGTTCCTTGATACATACCTTTTGTCGAAGAAACATTTACACCAACTGTTTCAGGACTTGTTCCTAGAGCTTCAAGACCTCTAGTAGTTGAAACATTTACAGAAGTAAAACCACCTGCACCTACTGTATCTACATAATATTTAGTTGCTAAATCACCGTTATTTGATGGTAAATCTGTAAAACCTGTTGAACTTACAATTGGAAAAGTATAAAAGTTTGTAGCAGTTGAACTTGTAAAAGTCCAAGGGCCATTCACTGTCTCCGCTGTGTCCTTATCAGTTAGTTGATCGTAAACATAATGCACATTACTCATTACTACTTTAGAACCAGCGTTATGCGCTTTTCTGTTTGCTGTCACTGCTGTTTCTGTAGTCCCAGAAAAAGCAAGCCCACGAGTACAAGTTTCAAAGTTTAGTGTAGTGCTATTCATTGCTGTACACAATACAATTTCTTCGCGGCTTGTTCCCGGTTCAACAGTTAAAAAAACTTTATTACCTAAAACATCCATTGATAAAACTGTATCATCTTTTAATGTAAACGAAGTAACTGGCACATAGCTTTGAGTTGAATTCATTGAAATACGTAAGTTTTTCTCATAGCCAGTAGCTACAGAATAACCAAGCATGCCACTTTCAACTTCAAATGGACATAAATATTCAGCTAAATCTGTATTTTGTTTAGCTGTCCCTTTATAATTCCATATTCCGTGCATAGCAGGAATACCTGATTGCGCACGTTCTTCTACAGTTGGCCATCCTAAATCTTGATCTTGATAACAGTCATACAGACCTTGAGCATTTACATTTATTGTAAATCCTAGAAAACCAATTGCTAATAATAGTAAATATTTTTTCATAGTTTATTTTTTTAAATATCCTTTTTCTTTTAACCAGTTTATACCTCTCATTATACCATAATATATAGTAGTTGCACCACTAATTATTGCCATGATAGCTGTGATGTATAAATCAATCTCTGTTTCTGGTATGTTTATTCCTTTTAAAGCAGCTAAAGCTACTACAAATACACCTAAATTCTTTAATGTTCTTGAAATTTTATTAGGATCAATACTAGAACCTAGATATGGAGCGTGTTTTGTTATTTTCTTTTGCATACGTTTATTTATTAAAAATATTTTTAATTAATTCCCAAATGGATTTGGGATTTTCTAAGGCTGGATTTGGGACATAACTTGATATTGCTTTTAAAATATTTGGCTCTGTTGAAGTAATCCAATATGAGATAGGGTGTGGCCATTCAGTTACATAAGTTCTAGGTAAATCTTTATAATTCTCTATGTTGTATAAAGTTTTAAGTAATTTACCACCCTCTATTATACCATCTGCAAAAGCTATCATTGAATCTTCTCCTGAAACTTTTAAACAAATAGTAGGATCACCATGTTTCTTATAGGTTGTAACCATATTTTTTTTGGTTATTGAATGAACTGCTGGACTTGAAAATTGATAATCTTTTGAAAAAGGTAGAACTTGTAAGCTCTCACTGTCTAAAACAATTTTAGCACCATTTTTTTCACCTAAATAAACA